CGATGACGCGCCGCGTATCAAGTGGGCCGATGCCAAGCGTCAGCGTATCCGCGTGGTGAAGATGGAGTACCTGGTGGATGACGCGGTGTACGTCTGCGAGTTCACGCGGGGCGGTTTCCTGTCGGAGCCGGAGGTATCACCCTATCTGGACGATATGGATACGCCGGAATGGTCGATCATCCTGCAGAGCGCGTTCGTGGATCGTGACGGTAATCGCTACGGTCCGGTGCGGGCCTGGCTGGATACCCAGGATGAGATCAACAAGCGTGCTTCGAAGCACCTGCACCTGGTTTCAGTCCGGCAGACCTACAGCACGGAAGGCGCGGGCGAGGATGTGCAGAAGCTGAAGGCGGAGCTGGCCAAGCCGGACGGGCACCTGAAGTTCATGCGCGGGGAGTACGGCAAGGATTTTGGCGTGCTGCCGACGATGGACCAGGCCAGCGCACAGTTCCAACTGCTGCAGGAGGCCAAGTCGGAGATTGATTCCATCGGCGTGAACGGTGCCCTGGCCGGTGCCGAGTCGCGCGACCTGTCGGGCAATGCCATTCGCAAGCTGCAGCAGGGAGCCAGTACGGAACTGAAGCCGCTCTTCGAGGCGGTCTCCCAGTTCGAGAACCAGGTATGCCGGGCGGTCTGGAACCGGATCAGGCAGTTCTGGACGGATGAGCGCTGGATACGGATCACCGATGAGGAGCAGGCCCCGGCCTGGATCGGGCTGAATCTGCCGGTAACGGCAGGCGACCGGATGAAGGAGGAGTTCGGGGAGATCCCGGATGACCTGGCCGACGATCCCCGTCTGGCGGAGGTGGTAAGCACGCGCAACAGCCTGGCGGAGATGGATGTGGATTTCACGGTGAACGAGGTGCCGGATGTGGTCAACGCCATGCAGGAGCAGTTCGAGGCGTTAAGCGCGATCTTCCCGGCGGTGCCGGACCATATGAAGGCTACGGCCTTCGAACTGCTGGTGGAGTCCTCTTCGCTCAGAAACAAGGGCAAGTTCCTGGAGAAGCTGCGCGGCGATGACGGCGACAATCCCCAGACGACTGCGGCCAGTCAGGCGCAGGACCAGGCGGCGGCGCTGCAGGCGGAGCTGACGCAGGCCAAGATCGACCTGACCAGGGCGCAGACCGAGAAGGCGGCGGCGGAGAAGACGATGAAGATGGTGGAGACGTTGTACTCGTCGATCCAGACCGGGCAGGTGGCGGCTACGGTGCCGGGAGTGGTGCCGATTGCCGATGAGATAGCCAAATCTGCGGGGTTCGTGGATCAGAACCCGAATCCGATCTACCCGAACCCGTCTCTGCCGGCCCAGGCGGCGGCAGCTTCGGCACCGGAACTGCCGGCCAATACCAGTCCGCTGTTCCCTGCCAATCCACGGGGACCGGGTGAAGGGATGATGAACGGAATCGAGACCGCCCGCAATGACGGGGCAACAGCCATGCAGTAACCAGCCGTCGCCGGGCTACGGGCGTTTGAGGTGCGAGGGTCGCCGCCGAGGATCGGGCGAAATGAAGGATGAAGGTTGAAGTATGGGTGATGGGAAAAAATCGTTTGAAACAATCTAAAGGAGGAAACACCGCATGAAAAAGTTTATGGCAGTTCTTATCTGTATGACCCTGGCTATCGCTGGCGTGGCGCTGGCCGGCAATGTCCACAAGGACGGCAACGGAAATATCCTGAGTGATATCTTCACGCCGATCAAGAACACGACGACCACGCAGACCAAGGCCGACAAGACCTACACCCCGACCGCCGGGACCAAGAAGCTCAGGTTTCAGCCGTCCGCAGCGATTACCTACAAGCTCAACGGCACCGGCACCGGCTATCCGGTGGCAGCCAATGCTACTGAGACGATTGGTCTCGCTACCCGGTCAGGCGTGGGCACGGCTGTAACCAGTATCGCTTTTGCAGGCGCGTCGTCGGCCACCAAGACGATTTACATCCAGGAGCAGTAACCACCAAAGCCGTCGCCGGGCAACGGGCGTATGAGGGTCGCCGCCGAAGATCGGGCGAGAAAAGGAAGATGCCATGTCTGAAGTTACGAGTTTTGACGAGATCCTGAGCAGCACCCCGGCGGCAGCGCCGGTGGAGACCGAGTATGCCGAGCCGACAGAAGCGGAGCCGGTGGAGCAGGTCGAGGAGGAGCTTGAAGCCGAACCGGCCCCCGAACCGGCACCGGTCGAGGATAAGGGCGATGTTGTCCATCAACTGAAGTCCGAGCTGTCGGCGCTGACGAAGGAACGTGAGCGTATCCGCCAGAAAGAGGCGGCGCTTGACGAGGAGCGGGCACGGCTGGCGGAGAGCGCCAAGGTCCCGACTGAACCGGCGGCTACGGATGCCGACCTGCGGGCTAACGCGGAGAAGGTTGTGGCGGCCCTGTTCGACAACGATCCCGAAGCGGCGGTGGAAAAGCTGATGGCTGTGCTGACCCAGCGGCAGCAGGAACCGGCGGTTGCGCCTGAGAAGGTTGCGCCGATTGTGCAGCAGATCCTGAACGAGCAGCGTCAGGTGCAGGATTTCGAGGCGGCGCAAGCGTGGTTCGTGCAGAACAACGCCGACCTGGACAGCAACCCCCGTCTGGCCGAGATGGTCAACAACGAGTTCGAACGTAATGTTCAGAGTGGCATGACGCATATGCAGGCGGCACAGAAAGCCACCGAGAGTGTGCGGGCCTTTGTCAAGGAGTTGGGCGGAGGCGACCGGCAGCCAGCGGCACCGGCGGCACCGCGCAGGAGTGAGGCCGACAGCGCCCGCGACAAGCTGAACCGGGGAGGTTTCTCGGAGGTGCGCAGCGCCGGTCGCAGTGAAGCAACCAAACCATTCACCGGATTGACCCCGATGACAAGCATCCTGGGGAAATCACCATAACCATGCCTTTGCGGGATAACCACCCGCCAGGCGCACACAACATTTTGCGGGATAACTACCCGCCAAGGAGATTATCGTCATGGCTGAAACTACGACAGCAACAGCAGAAAGAGTCACCCAGTGGGATGACCAGTTCTTTTCCGAGTACGTCAGGACCAACCGCTTCAAGCGCTATATGGGTACGGATGAGAACGCCATCATCCAGATCAAGGAAAATCTGACCAAGAAGAAGGGTGACGCGATCACGATCAACCTGATCGGCGCTCTGGACGCTTCCGCCGGCCCCAATGACGGCAGCAGCAACCTGGTCGGCTATGAGAAGGCCCTGCCCAACGACGGGCACAAGATCACCGTGGGTGTCGTCCGTGACGCTACGGTGGTCAACAACCTGGAGGAGCAGGCTTCCCCCATCGATGTCCGTAATGCCGGCAAGGTGGCCCTGAAAGACCTGGCCATGCGCTATCTGCGTAACGCCATCATCACCGCCCTGCATACCATCAACGGCGTGGTGTACGGTTCGGCTACCGAAGGGCAGAAGGATACCTGGCTGGAGGACAACACCGACCGCATCCTGTTCGGTTCGGCCAAGTCCAACACATCGGGCACCGATCATTCGGCCAGCCTGGCCAATGTCAACGAAACCGACGACAAGCTGACCGGCCACGTGGTCGAGCTGGCAAAGCGCATGGCTCAGACCGCCACCACCGCCAACGGCGATGGTATCCGCCCCTACCAGTTCGGTGAGGATGAGGAGACCTATGTCATGTTCGTTCCTTCGGTGGCCTTCCGCGACCTTCGCGCCTGGCTGGTTGCCAACAACCACTGGAGCGAGGCGATGGAGCGCGGCGAGAAGAACCCGCTCTTCACCGGTCCCAGCTCGATCCTGTGGGACGGCGTGATCGTGCGCGAGATCCCGGAGATCGCTACGCTGGCAGGCGTGGGCGCTTCCGGTATCGCCGTGGCCCCCTGCTTCCTGTGCGGCGCTCAGGCGTTGGGCGTGGCATGGGCGCAGCGCACCAAGACCACCGTGCGGGCCGAGGACGATTACGGCTTCCGTCAGGGTGTCGGCTTCCAGGAGCTGCGCGGGATCGAGAAGCTGCAGTGGGGCAAGGGCGGTGCCAACGCGATTGACTGGAGCGTGGCCACGGTCTATGTCTCCGGCGTTGCCGACGTTTGATAGCAGCCGGCAGCAGGCAGTGATACGGCGGGGAGGCGAACCCTCCCCGCTATTCCAAGGAGTTATTCATGAAATTCAGATACCTGGGCAACCACAACACTATGACGGCCTTCGGCTATGACTTTTCGGACGGTGCCACACCGGATGTGAAGGATAAAGACGCGATCAAGCGCCTGTCGGCCAACCGCGAGTTCGAGGCGCTGTCGAAGGAAGAGAAGAAGAAAGAGACCGTGACGACCACGACCGCCCCGCCGACCACGACCGTTACGCCGGAAGCGACCTGGCCGGAAATGCCGGTGCCGCCTGGTGCCGCTGCTAAAGATTTCCCGTCTCAGGATTAAGGAGCGCCTGACATGACCTATTACGAGCTGGACAATCTGGTGCGGGGCGAGATCAGCGACCTGAAGGGGACCGCCACGCAGCGGTTCGTTTCGGAAACGCTGATGTTGTCCTTTGCCAATGAGGCGGTGCGTGAGGTCTGTATTCGCAAGCGCCCGCTGGTGGATTCGGCTACGGCTGACCTGTGCACAATCGCCGTGACCGCCGGGGAGGCGTTCTATCCGGTCGATCCCCGCGTGTTGCTGATCCTGCGCGGCAGGATGACGGGCGAGACGAACCCGCTGGGGCGCGTCAGCTTCCCGGTGATGGACGGCTGCTGTCCCGGCTGGGAGAGTCATACCGGCGTGCCGGAGGCTTTCATTACCGGGATGTACAAGGGAATTCACCTCTACCCGCTGCCGACCGCTCCAGGGACGCTCAATCTGACTGTGGTGCGTGCGCCGCTGGTGGAGATGACCGATACGGATTCCGTGCCGGAGATCCCGGTGGATTATCACCGCACCCTGATTTCGTGGATCAAGCACAAGGTCTATGCGATTCAGGATGTGGAGGTGTACGACAAGGGGCTGTCTACATTGGCCCTGGCCGAGTTTGAAAAGATGGTCGGGCCGAGGAGCGCCAATCTGTACGACCTGTTTGATTCGATGCAGATACCGCAGTATCTGCCGGAGCGCGCCTCCGGTATGGAAATCGGCTGTGACTATCTGTAGCACGGGCACCGGCCCGGAAAGGTTCTGAGATGCCCCGCGCGATCCTGTTCCGCAAATGTCTTGGTCTGAACGATGCCCGCGCCTTTGGCACGCAGCGCATGGTGACGGACCCGCGCGACCCGGAGGCGGGCAGCGTGGAGCTGATCGACTGCCTGAACCTGACGACGACGCCGGATGCCTGTCTGGAGAAGCTGCCG